TTTCTACCCAAAAGTTTATTTTTACCTCCTTGTACTACTTCTGCCGCAATACTCTTTAAGAAATCCTCAGAGTTTTTTAATGTTGTAAATTGTGCTTTAGCGATATCTTCAGGATTCATTTCCTCAAGTTTTTCTCTATTCGCCTTTAAAATTGCAACTTGATTAGAATTTAATTCAGATAATTTAACTTCAGTTTTATTATTAAAATCTTTACCAAATGTTTCCATTAATGATTGTGGAATGGTGATTTGCATTTCACCTCCCTTCATTTGAGACATGTTGGTTAAAAATTCCTTATCTTTATCATTTATATCAAAACCCTTTGCGGCTAATTGTTCTCCCGCCAATATTCTCTCATTTGCGGCAATTGCACCCTTAGCGAACTCTTTATAATCAACTCCCAATTGTTTGGCCATTTCTTGTGCTCTTCTTAAGTTCGCACCAACTAATTCAAATCTTCCTTGTTCTTTATTATATGTTGCTAAACCCGCGGCTGCACCGTGTAACGCATCTTGTAATCCTTCTACGTTATTAGTGGCCATATACATTAATTTTAACGGATCGTTAAGGTCTCCCACAGCACCACCTAACATTTGCATATTTGCAGTCAATTCAATAGCCGATTCAGGATTCATAACTTTTTCGGCTAACTTAAATGTTTCACTCATAGCCATCCTAAATTCCGTTGCTTTTTGTGCCATTCTAGTTAAACCCTCAACACCGTTCTTAAAACCATATTGGTTTAAATTTGATAAATTAGATTGTAAGTCTTTAATTACATTTTTAGAATTTAATCCTAACGCCATCGATGTTTTACCTGCATCATTAATTTTAGCTAATGTATCAGATTGACCAAGACCAATTTTTTCAAATTCAACCATAGTACCCGCCATTTCCGCCATTGTAGTTCCAAACGCTCTTGTTGTTACAACGGTTTTTTCCATTGTATCTTGTGATATTAAATTAAACTTACCAGAACCTTCCGCTAATTTTGTTGTTAAGTCAGTTAAATTTTTAATATCAAATCCTAATCTAATCGCATGTGGAACCGTTTCAATAATTGAATCTCTATAAGATCTGGATAATTCACCCGAAATACCCATTTTTTCATTAATATCAGTATGTAATTGAGATTCTCTTTCAATTTGTTTTAAAATCTCTTCACCTAATGTTTTTTTATCCGTTAACTGTAATGGTGTTAGATATTTTTCCGTCGTTTCCGATAATGTAGATTTACTATTTGCCCCGGCCGTCAATACACTTTGAATATTAAAATCTCTAGGTGCGGACGATGCTGTTGAACTATTAATCGGACCCTTGTAAGCATTATATGCCGCCGCAGCATTGGTATGGTCACTCGGAGTCATATTTGCATACGTTATTGGTGGTGTTACTTGTTTACACCATTCTTTTTCAAATTCAGCTAAACTGTGGTTTTTTGCGTATGTTGCTAAATCTACTGCCATACCTATAAATACTACTGTTCATTATTTTCTAAATCAATTATATATCTAACGTAATATCTTCTTAAATAAATTGGCATAGTTAAAATATCCCCATATGAGAATCCTTTTTTAACTAAAAATAAAATTTCGTCTAATTGTCCTTTTTTATAATCCGTAGAAAGGGCGAAAAAATTCTACCCCAAATCCAATATTAACTTGGATGTTATCTCCTGATGGGGTTGTTACTGTTTGGGTTAAATCTAACCCTGGTTTATTATCTTGTACAAATTTTCTAAAATCTTGTGAATCTTTAATTGGCATCATTTCAATAAAACTTCTTATTTTCATCGCCTCTCTCATTCCACCGACAGATTTAATCATCATTTCAAGTTGTTTTGTAATAATAGGTGCAACACCATTTCCATTCCAACTTTCCTTAATTTTATTAATTTCGGTTTCCTGTTTTTGTGTTAAAAATTTAAATGTAATGTCAGTTTTACTTTTTTCTAAATAGTAACTGTACTCACCGTCAGAATTTTCAGTTAAATTAAAATCTTTCAATTTTAAGGATTCTAAATTTACAACAACATCAAATTCTTGATCTGTTTTTGGGTCTATGGTTGAAATTGTGTATTCTGAACCGAACGCTGTATTTCTCAAAAATATCAAAATAGCTTGTCTATCCTCCTCTACAATTTCTTCAATAGGTAAATCTTTATCTAATATTTTTCTTTTTAATAATTCTATAATAACAGTATTTGTATTAAGAAAACTAGGTGATGATAGAATATTTTCATCTGATGCCGTTAAATAAGCAATTCTAACTGATTTTCTTTTACTTGTATAATGTATACCTCTACTCGGTAATTCAATCACATCATAGGCGATTGTGGGGTCAATTTTATAGTCTTCCATAATATCTTAATTTAACTAATAACTAGTGTAAAGTAAAGTTTTTAAAAAAGAAAAACCGATAATCTTGTGGACTACCGGTTTTAATATATGAAAAAGTATAATATTAGTAAATTAAAATACATCTATCCATTCTTAATGAACATGATATATTTGCCAATTCATCTCTATTGTAATCTAAATCACCAAAGTTTAAGTTAGTTAAGAAACAGTTTTCTAATAACCATTTTTCAACTACAACTCCTGTTGGATCCAACATCTCCAATTCTACATCTTTCTTATAACCTGCGGCATAACCCATACGACCTGTAACAGATTCAGCATGTAAACGGAACCATTCCATTAATGCTTGTGAAGCGGAAGGACCGATTGGATCTCTAAATGTCACTTTAATTTCTTCCCACTCAAATCTACCAGCAACATATGTTGAAGTGTTTAAGAAAGGAATTGCAACTGATGCGATTTTAGCACTTGGTCTAGCAGCTGCTGATATAAACCATTCGTTTATACCCAAAGACGAGTCAAATCTTACGATAAATCGGTTAGTCCTTTTTGGTTCGTAAGGTGTCGGCATTTTCATTAATAAATCGGCCATATTGTGTGTTTGTTAAGTTTTGTTAATTATTTACTTTCTTATAAATATATCCAAAAAGAAAATAAATTTATTTTGATTTAATTATATCGAAAAGGTTGTTTTTCTCAATTATTTTTCGTAGTTTTTTACAGGCCCCAGTATCTAGTTCCAGTTTAATACTCTACTTTAATAAAATATAATATTAATAATAAATACTAGAATAACTAGTTCTAGTATTCTGGGTGATTTATAAAGATATAATTGTTATATAATATGTTTCCACGTGGAACGTTCTACATAAAAAAAGGAAGGTATTTCTACCCTCCTTTCTTATTTTTATATCTCCTTTTAGATTAGATATTTTCAAATGAAGCTCCTGTTGGAGTAATAATGAATTCTACATCAATAAATTCAAGAGAACGAGTTGGTTTGATATAAATCTTACCTCTCATTGTATTTGCATCGATGTCTTCTGGATCGTTAGAGACAGTTACACGGAAGTCATACAAACCTCTTTCTTTCTTAATTGCATCCAAGATAGGGTTTACCAATCTTAAGAATTCGTTTCTTACTTGGTCATCGTTTTGTTCAAACAATAATCTTACAGAAACCGCCGAAATTAACTTTCTTGCTCTCAATAATAATCTTCTTACGTTGATTCTATCAAGTGCAGATTCTCTAACTTGTAACGTTTTGTTACCCCAGATAATAGTACCTGTATCAGAGAATGTTGCGATTGGGTTAATTCTGTTTTTATATAATACGTCTCTATCGTCTAATGTTAATTTTTTAGTTGCTTTGATCGCATTTACCAAACCTCTACTGTAACCCGCAACTGCGAACCAAGGGTAAGAAACGTTGTCGGTTAAAGCAATATTCTTAACAACCTCACCTGTTGGTGGGATATATAATTGAGTTGCATTGTCGGTATCTCTTACTTGAATCCAAGGCCAATATGTGGCCGAATAGTTAGAGTCAATTGAAGCACTATCTAATGCTGATACAATTTCATCAGTGGCAGTTGCACCTGTGATATTAGGTGAGTTCATAATATACAATGAATCCGCTCTTTCAGTTTCAATCATATCAATCGCTTGACTTACTAATGAACTATGATCTTGGAAATTAATACCAGGAGTTGCGAAAACGTTAATATCCACAGCTTCAGGGTTTTCATATGTATTAATACCTTGTAAATAAGCGTAATAATCTGAATTACCTACATTTGACGTAAAAACACCACCGTTTATTGTGTGTCCTGATTTATATACTGATTTACCGAATATGTAAGCATCACCGTTAGTTCTTGTTGTTCTATAGATATCCCAACCATCTCTACCACCATATACTGCGAATGCGAATTTACGGTAATTAATATTAGTTAATTTATTTGTATCTTCATTAGTTTGTCCTTCTAAATCGTAAGATGTTGTATGGAATATTTGTTTTCCGTTTGTATCAAGTATAGTTGATGCGTTTGTTGATAAGTGAAATCCGAATGTTTCAGTTGAACCATAAGTACCTTTATATTTCAATAAATCTTGGTCAAAACCAACTGTACTTGATAAACCTAACATTACTTTTCTAACTTTATCTCCTGCTTCAATGTTTGGTGCTCCTGATACGTCATAAGTTTCAACATCACCAGCATCATGATATTTTGTTTTATACATGATACTACCAAATGTATCATTATCAGATCCAAATGATTCGTTATTTGCAAAACCCTTAAATCCAGCCGGAACTGAATCAACAGGTGCACCTTCGGCCATGATTAACATAATTCTTTTAGAAACTAATGCATATTCACCATCAGACGTACCAATTTTCTTTGCAATATAACCTGGCATATCAGGATTCATTGAACATCTTGTATATTTTTCTAACGCAACTTGATTATCATCGGTATCGTTAAAATCACGAACCACTAAGTCAAATTCCATTGTTTCTAAATTAATATTTTGAATATTAATCTTAACTTGGAAATTTGCAGCTTCACCGTCAGATATTGTAATAACTTGGAATAAATCTGCAACTTTACCACCACGAACTTCTGAAACTACCATTGGTGATATTGTCGTATCCCAAGAATCTAAGAAATTATCACCCTCTAATTCATATGAGGCCACCATAGAAATCCCTCTTACAAAACCTCTATCGTAAGCTCCTTTTAATAAATTAGGATAAACTTCATGTACATAAACAGGATAATCGCCACGATCTTTGTCAAATGGTTCCGTTCCCAATACTTTAGAAATAAATTTTGATGATGTGGTATCGAAAGTACACGTAAATTCTTTTGGACCCTCTGTGTGTCCTGTTACTCTAATTATGAATTCACCCATTGGATTAAAATCTAATGTATATCCCGATGCCTCAGTTAAAGTGAAACTTGTGTTACCAGTAACTTCGTGAACTAATGTTTGTCCAACATAAACACCTCTTGGTCTAATTGCTGCAACAACTATATTATTGTAATCTTCATTAACCCTAGCATCGTAATCGTATCTTGTTACATCAAATTTAGTTGTACCACTATTCCATACAAATAGATATGAATAAACTGCATCAACTGTTGATGGGTCTCCCGGAGTGGCTAGATGAAATAATGAATTATACCATTCTTTGGTGTTATTGTTTTCACTGTTAAATTTTCCAGTTAAAGGAGATTCTAATTCTTTTGCTGAGTTAGGTAACGTTTCACCTGTGGGTATTTTACCCATAACGAACCACTTACCGTTATCTGCATTTGTTAAACCACTATACTTAGATATGATATAATTTGTTATAAAAGTACCATCATGTGCTATTTTATCAACTAAATTGTCATAAATTTCTGGAGTATTATCAAATGTTGTACTTGATAAAGGATTAACTTCATAATTACCTCCTCCTTGATATTCTTCTAATATAACACCGCCGACAGTTTTAATACCGAAAGTTTTATATGGTTTATATCCTGTAAGACCCAATACTCTTGTTACGAATAATTGATTTGATTCTTGTAAATATGATTTTGCAACATATCCTAATTCATATTTAGGGTTACCATCACTGAATTTTTCAGGAGACGTTGAACCAAAATATAACTTAAAATCGTCAAAATTGGAAATTAAAATTGGTTCGAAAGCGGGACCCTTTAATGTCTCACCCACTAAACCTAATGTTGTAACACCTACACTCTGTGCTACAAATGTTAAATCGAGTTCAGATGTGTAGACACCTGGTGACACGAAAACTCTGTTATTACTTGCCATTGATTTTTGTTTGGTTAATTTTATTTATTACTTATCTAATAAATATCTTTGTTTTTATCAAAGATTTCCCAACTTTTATTAAAAAGATAGTTATTTATCTTTAATTATCTTTTATATGGAAAACAAACAAAAAAATGTTAAAATAAGTGAAAAACACCACGAAATGTTAAAGAATCACTGTGATAAAAATGGATTAAAAATCTATAAAGTATTAGAAAAATTTATAGAAGAATATTGTAAACCTAAAAAGAAAGACATTTACGGTGATGATTAGTATAAATAAACTAACTCAATCGTGGATCCGTTTACTGGTGCACTTGTTAGTGTTATTTGATCTTTACCTGTTAATTGATATCCTTCATCACTGTACTCAACTAATCCATTAGTTGTTATACTAATAATTGAATTTATTTTTTGTGAAACATTAAACACTAAATTACTACCGTTATAAACAAAGTTTTCTCGAGCAACTGTAAGTTCATTACCAAATTGATCGTACATTTTATTATTCTTACCCTTATAATAACTTACAACTATAACATCCCCTTCTAACGGAGTTCCGTTAAAATTTATACTAGATCCCCCACCAAAAATAGGTTCATATGTATAGTGTAGATCTTTTTGTTGTAAAATTCCGTTAATTGATACATTAAATAAAACCGTAATACTTTCTCCAACACTATATGTCGTACTTGTTCCATTGGAAATTATTGTAGATAATGTAATATCGATAGATTTACCAATATAACTTCTTTTAAAAGTTGCTCCACCTAAAGATTCATTTACAATAAATGCACGATTAATTGCTGGTTTAACCTCAAATTCGTCACTATCAATTAAAAACCCTAACATTGTACATTTATAATTCTGCATATAGAATCTACGTCCGTCAATTGTTTCCATTGGGGTATTATCTTCAATCGTATCTAAAACAATTGGAATATAGTGACCTTTGACTGTTGTGTAAGATTGTCTTGATGAAAAATGTTGTAAAACTATTTTATTAATTTTATTTAAATCTCTAAACTTATTACAAACAATTGTAATATCGTAAGATATGTCACATGGAATTGGTTGTGGTATTTTGTATATGTCAGCACCAACTTGATTACCGTCCCATGTTGGGACAGTTGCATAATGAAATTGATGTCTATCGGGTATTGTTCTCTGTATTGCGGGATTACTACCAAATTGTACATCTGGTTTTCTAATAATAGCAATGAAAGGTAATTTTACATTACCGTCACCATCCGAAAATTCCCAATTGGCACTAAATTCACCCCACCTTTGAATTGTTAATATTTTTTCAATTACAGGAATTTGTACACCGTCGGAAACAACCTTAAAAGTTTCTTTAATATAATCCAACATACCTTTATCCAAATCATCGTGTAAAATGGAATCAGGAAGAAATGAATCTGACTTAGTTATCATATCTAATAACTCTTGTCTTCTTTTAAGAACGCTTTCACCTCGATAAGTTTCCTTATCTCCGTAAACATTGATCATGTTTTTTCTTTTAGGTATTCCCATATTAAACTCCTCTAAATTCTCCTTCTTGTGTTGGAGCACAAATTATATTTCTATAATGTGGCTTATATCCAAACATTTTATGTTTATTATCTGACGTAACTCTACCATCATTCGTAACGGTATAGTATCTTAATCTTTCTTCCGAATCTGCATAACCAATATAATCACCATATCTAATATCAACACCCAAATCATTAAGATGTGTAATGTAAACTGATAATGTCATATTACCCGGCTCATTATATCTTAATAGTCCCTTAGTGTAGGTTGAATTTTTAGGTTCTTCAATTTTAACCAACGCATTAAACTCGACAGGAGGAAAAAACTTAATCTCGTCCATACCAGCCTCAGCATATACGTCGTCATTGTCGGTCTTTTGTCTATCAACACGATATAAGACCAATTTCATATTCAAATCTCCGTGTAGATACTCCTGACCCATCTGAATATTAATATCAAAGTCGTCCTGTGAGAAGAATTTACCTAAACGAGTAATTGGTAGTTTATTGTTCATATCCTAATAAATAGTTTAATAATACATTCTATTTAGTTATATTATATATAATACGATGGAAAGAAAAATACCTGAGGTTGAAGCAAGGGAAATATTAAATGAATACGAAGGATCTAATAATGTTTTATTAGAATACAAACGTAAATTTGTGGAAGTTAAAAATTTTAAATTAACTCGCCCACAGTCGGAGTATGTTATCAAATATAAAGACACAACTCCTAAGGTGGCTCGTAAACACATTAGTATCGTTTCTACATTTGGTGAGAAATTAATGGAAGATATGTTATTACCACTACCACCCGAAAAGGTGTGGTGTGAAAAGTTATTATGTGAATCAGATAAGGCCTATCACATTTGGGGTAAAGTAATTGATAGTCAACAAAATCATGCAATGTGGTTACCAAAGGCCGCAATTGTTCAAGAGGAAAAAAAATTAAATAGAGTTATTGATTATAGTCCATACAACGTTCGTCCACCTATGGAACATCAAAAAGTGGCGATAGAAAAATTATTAGCAAATGACAAGTTTATTCTTGCTGACGACATGGGTTTGGGTAAAACTACGTCGGCGGTTATTGGTGCATTAGAAAGTGGTGCAAAAAAAGTTTTAATTGTTTGTCCTGCATCTCTTAAAATAAATTGGCAAAGAGAGATTGCAAATTATTCAGATAGACGCGTGTTAATTGTTGAAGGTCGTAAGTGGGGTTCTACATTTGATTTTTATATTATCAATTATGATATTATTAAAAATTATCACACAACAGATAAGAGTGAAGATAGTGATGATTATAAATTATTAGTTAATGAAAAGTTTGATTTGGCAATTGTAGATGAAGCACATTATATTTCTAATACCACCGCAAACAGAACACGTTTATTAAATGACGTATTAGAACAAATTCCTAAAGTGTGGTTATTAACGGGAACACCAATGACATCAAGACCAATTAATTATTTCAACTTATTAAAAATTGTAGATTCACCTTTGACATTAAATTGGCAATCATATGTTCGTAGATATTGTAAAGGATATCAATTTAGTGTTGGTAATAGAAAAGTATGGAATACAAGTGGGGCAAGTAATTTAGATGAATTACGTGAACGAACTAAATCATATGTTCTTCGTAGAATGAAAACTGATATTCTTGATTTACCTGAAAAGATTGTTACTCCTGTGTTTGTAGAACTTACTAGTAGAATGTATGATGAAGAGTTAGAAGAGTTTACACGAATTACCAACGATAAAAAAAATGATGAAACAATTAGTGTTACATTAAATCGATTAATGAAAATAAGACAACTTATTTCTTATGAAAAAATACCATACACTTGTGAGTTAATTGATAAATGTTTAGAGCAAGGAAAGAAAGTTATTGTATTAACAAATTTCACAATGACTCTTGATATGTTACATGATAAATATAAAAAGAATTCTGTAACACTTGATGGTCGTATGTCAAAAGATAAGAGACAGGACTCAGTTGATAGGTTCCAAAACGAAGATAAAATAAAAGTGTTTATTGGTAACATTAAAGCTGCCGGTGTTGGCATTACTTTAACCGCCGCGGAAGTTGTTATTATGAATGATTTATCTTTTGTACCCGCGGACCACTCACAAGGTGAAGATAGAGCATATCGTTATGGTCAAAAGAATAGTGTATTAGTTTATTACCCCGTTTTTGAGAATACGATCGAAAAGGTAATTTATAATATTTTACAAAAGAAAAAGAACGTCATTGACCAAGTAATGGGTGACGGAGAGTATTCGGAATCGTTCAGTAAAGATCTACTTAAAAGTCTCCTTTAATTCCTTAATTTTATCGGTTAACAACTGATCTAACTCTTTATCTTCAATATCAGGAATATTCACTACAATAGTTTTAGGGTCTAAAGTATAGTTTATAAAGTTAGTTTCTCCCTCTTTTTGTAAATGGAATACGAAGTCGTTAATCCCACAGATACTGAATAATTCGTTTAGTTTCTCGTTCATAATAAAAATATAAGATATTTATAAGAATAAATCAAATTATGTCTCAAATTATTTCACAAGCGGAAAAGGATAAATTATATACTCAGGTATTTCACCTTTTAGGTATGCCAGTTCGTGGTATTGAACTTACAGAAGAACAAATGGATACCTTCATGGAATTAGCTTTGTCCGAATACGAACAATACGTTAGTGATTGGTTAATCGAATCTCAATGGTCAGCTCTTGCTGGGTTGGATGTAGATACACAATCATTATCGAGAGCATTCACAACAAGAAGTTTAGATTACGAAACACAATATACT